TCGCCGGATCGTAAGTGGTCGTCGATTGGTGTTGCCGGTGAGGTGGGGGGTCGGGTGTTGGTGATGTGTCATTCGATGCCGGGGACGGTTGGTGTGGCTGAGAAGGTGTTTGAGCTGACTCGGTCGCAGAGTATTGATGAGGTGGGGGTTACGTCGGGGCAGGCGCGGGCTTTGGAGCCGGATTTAGCGCGCCTGGGTGTGGAGTATAAGCGGGTGTCGTCTTCGGAGATGGCGGCGGCTTTCGCGGCGTTCCGGGAGGCGGTGAAGGCGGGTTCGGTGGTGCATGTGGGTCAGCCGGAGTTGGATGTTGCGATTGCGAATGTTCGGACGCGCCGGTTGTCGTCGGGTGAGACGGAGATGGTGGATCGGCGTGAGGTGAAGGTTGATGTGTCGCCTGCGGTGGCGTGTTCGGGCGCGTTTTACAGGTTCGGCTTGTTGAAGACTCCGCTACCCGCGATCTATTAAAGGTGCACACTGCCACTGACGCCATACCGGAAGTCAACTGGGCAGATCTGGAGCCGCGTTGCGGAATGTCACTCTGTGGGCGCGTCGCATTCTGGTGGGTTCGTAAAACGTGTTGTGGTGGTATGTGTCTGAAGTGCACTGCCCACATGAGTCGGCTTTTGTCAAATGATGATGGTGGCGCCATGTGCTGTGTATGTAAATACTGGCACGCCCCGGCGTGCGCCATGATCGCCGAATACGACCTCATATGACTGGGGTCTTACTACTTCAGGAGGTGCATCGGCTTGAGTTTCTGGACTTGGCTTACGGGCGATACGACGCCACCTGTTCCCGCCGATAACCCTGGTGACCCCGAGGGGGTGACGCTGGAGGGTGATGAAACGTTTTCGCGGTCATTGCCGGGTTTGTTGCCGTCGCCGTGGAATGGGTGGCCTGCTGAGTGGACTACCGGTTGGGGTAGTCAGCTGGGGTTGAATCGGCTGGTTGATGTCGCGTGGTCGGCGATTGACCTGAATAGCAGCGTTTTGAGCAGTATGCCGGTGTATCGGTTGCGGAATGGGCAGGTCATGCCGCCTCTGTCGTGGATGATCAACCCTGATCCGATGATCTATACGTCGTGGGATGAGTTTATTAAGCAGGTGTTTTGGGATTATCACTGTGCGGGTGAGGTTTTCGTGTTGCCGATGGCGCACGGTGCTGATGAGTATCCGATGCGGTTCCGGGTGGTGCCGCCGTGGCTGGTGAATGTTGAGCTGCGTGGTGGTGCGCGGGAGTACAGCCTCGGCCATGCGGATGTGACCGACGATATTTTGCATATCCGTTATCAGTCGTCCACTGATGATGCGCACGGTCACGGCCCGCTGGAGGTGGGTGGTGCCCGTATGACGGCGGCCTCGTTGTTGCAGCGTTACGGCCAGCAACTGGCTGAGACTGGTGGGACGCCGCATTATTGGTTGGGTGTGGATCGGACTTTGACTAAGCCTGAGGCTGATGATTTGTTGAATCAGTGGGTGGATTCGCGTGCGCGTCATGCGGGGCATCCGGCGTTGTTGTCTGGTGGTGCGACGTTGAACACGTCGCAGTCGATGAGCGCGAAAGATATGGCGCTGCTGGAGTTGTCGCAGTTTAATGAGGCGCGGATTGCGGTGTTGTTGGGTGTGCCACCGTTTTTGATGGGTTTGCCCAGCGGTGGTGATTCGATGACGTATTCAAATGTGTCGACGCTGTTCGATTTTCATGACCGTTCGTCGTTGCGGCCCAAGGCTAATGCGGTGATGAGCGCCTTGTCGGGGTGGGTGTTGCCGCGCGGCCAGTCTGTTGAGTTGAACCGTGATGAATACACCCGCCCGCCACTGAAGGAGCGGGCTGAGGCGTACAAGGTGCTGGCCGAGGTCGGCGCGATCAGTGTTGATGAGATACGCGCTATGGAGCGTCTGCGTGGCGAGTCGTCGGCTGCGTCGTTGACCGGTGCCGAACTGGTCGGGGCGCCCATGCTCGATGAGTCCGCCCGAACGGAGGAAGATTAGATGCCCTGGAAAATTGTTGCGGGCGGCGAGGATTGCCCATTTGAGGTTGTGAAAGAAGACGGCGGCGAGCGTGTGGCGTGCCATCCCACAAGGGATGAAGCCGAAGCACAAGTGCGCGCCTTGTACGCCAACGAGCCCCGCGCGGCGGATGAAATGCTTATCGAGGTGCGTTCAGTCAATGTCGATAGCGTGGATTCCAGGAAGCGGATCATCACCGTGGTCGCGGCCCCTTATGGGCGGCCAGCGCAGGTCGAATACCGCAGTGAGATTTGGAATGAATTGTTTGAGCGTGGGGCATTCGCCGCCGTCACCACCGCACCACACAGGGTAAGGGCTAACCGTGGGCACGATAAGAATCGCACTGTTGGCAAAGTTACCAAGTTCTGGCCTGAGCGTGATGAAGGCCTTGTCGCTGACGTATGGATTGCCGAAACCCCACTAGGAGAAGACACCCTGGTGCTGGCTGCTGGCGATTGTCTTTCTGCCAGTGTCGGGTTCGGTGTACGCCCCAGCGGCCAAGTCTTGGAGCGCCACACCATGACGCGCCGCATCAAGTCCGCCTATCTTGATCATCTTTCCTTTGTGGAAAGCCCCGCATATGCCGACGCCCGGGTGCTGTCGGTGCGCGACACAACCGGAGGTGGAGTGGCCAAACTTGAGCCGATCCGCACTCCGCTGCTAGACCAGTTCGCCGCTGATGAAGTGTTGCGGTGGGCTTCTGAGCGTCTGAATCAGCAGTAAGACGCTCTTCTTTCTGCGCTGAACAGTAGTAGGCGTAAATCCTGACCGAATAGCAGTAGGTCAAAGGGCTGAATTGCAGTAAGCCGCAATCCCTTTGCATCTGAACACTATTCGGAAGGAATACCGTCATGAGTAATGCGCATGCGAACGACGCCATGATTCGGCGTCTAGAAACTGAACTGCGCGAAAAGGAATCGTTCACCAACGGCATCGTTGAGCGGGCGAACTCCGCTGAACGCGACCTCAACGAGGACGAATCGAAGTTGATGGTCGAGACCCGCGGCCGCATGGAACAGATCAAAGCCCAACTGGAGCAGCTGGAAGACATCCAGCGCATCGCCTACGAGACCCGTAACCGGATGGCTCAGGTCGACAACGCGATCAGCACCTACAAGGGCAAGCCTGTCGGCCAGGTCGAGTACCGGTCGGCCGGCGAGTGGGCGATGGACAGTTGGAAGGGTCACCTGGGAGATCGTGAGGCTCAGGACCGGCTTGAGATGTTCTACCGCGCCGCGGCTCACCAGAAGACGTCCGACAACCTTGGTGTGGTGCCGGACCCGATCATCGGCACCGTTATCAACTTCATCGATTCGGCCCGCCCGGTTGTGTCGGCGTTGGGTCCGCGGCCGCTGCCGGCGGCGACGTGGCACCGCCCGAAGGTCACCCAGAACACGTCGGTGGCTAAGCAGGGTGCTGCTGGTGCGGCCGCTGATGAGAAGACCGAGTTGGTGTCGCAGAAAATGACGATAACCCGCCTGACCGCGAACGCGGTCACTTACGGCGGCTACGTCAACGTGTCGCGGCAGGATATCGATTTCTCGCAGCCGTCGATTATGGACACGGTGATTACGGATTTGGCGGCGCAGTACGCCATCGCCACCGAGGACGCCGCCTGCGACGCGATCGAGGCGGTCGTCACCGGCGGTATCCAATACGACGTTGGTGACGCCGCCGACACCGCGATGGCGGTGTGGACAGCCGCGGCGAACGTGTACACGGCGACCAAAGGGATTGGGAGTCTGATCCTGGTGGTATCGCCGAGTGTGCTCGGCAGGTTCGGGCCGCTATTCGCCCCATACGGGCCGCAAAACCAGCACGGATCGGGTTTCCTGGCCGCCAATTTCGGGTCCGGCCCGATGGGCAACGTGTCCGGCATCAAGGTCGTCATGTCGGCGGGCCTGACCGAAGGTAAGGCGTTCGTGCTGTCGTCGTCGGCGCTCGAGGTGTATGAGCAGCGGGTCGGCACCCTGCAGGTTTCTGAGCCGTCTCTGCTGGGTGTGCAGGTCGCCTACGCCGGCTACTTCACCCCGTTGACGATTCAGGCCACCGGCATCGTGCCGCTGCTGGCGTCGGCATCGTCGTAACCATCACGCACTGAAGGGAGGTGGGTCATGCCGAACGACCTGATCGATCCGAACGACCTGGCCCACCTCCCCGGGGCGCCATTCAGTTACGAAGAAATTGATGCGGCGGTGTCAGCTGTGCGGGCCGCCGCCGGATGGCACATCGCACCCAGCCGCGCTGAAACGAAAACGTTGGATGTGCAATGCTACGAGTCGCTGCTTCGGCTACCCACGCGGGCGTTGACGTCGGTCACTGCGGTGCGCGACACCGACACGGCTGAAGTGATCGCCTCCACCAAATATCGGATATCGAAATCGTTAGGTCAGGTGGTCCACAAGACCGGATATTGGCCCGCCGGGTATGGGCGTGTCGAAGTTGACATGACCCACGGGTTCGCTACAGCGCCAGCGGATTTGCTGGTGGTGATCGCTGAGGCGGCCACCATCTATCGGCGCGAGGGGTCGATGGTCACACAATCAGCCGGCCCGTTCAGGGTCACTTACGGCGAAGTTGACTATCCCATTGGGGGCATCAACCCGTTGTCGAAAGACAGTGTGCTGGCGCGCTATTCATTGTGGCAGCCGGGGATCGCGTGACTTTCCCCGCTATTTTCACTGTACGGGTTCATGCTTGGTCGGCTGGCACCGACAGCGACTACAACGAACCCGCCGACGTTTACACCCCGCCGAAAACCGCGGCGGGCACCGCATATTCGGTGTACGGCTGGTCGGCGCCACTATCGACTGAGCCGAAACTCGCTGGCCATGATCGGGTTGTGGTGGATGTTGAACTGTTGATGCCGCCCACTGTTCCGATCCACGCTCACGACCTGGTTGATCTACCCGACGGGCAGTACGAGGTGGTCGGCGAACCCGAGGACTACAACAACGGGCCGTTCAACTTCGCACCCGGCTTGGTGGCCAATCTGCGGAAGGTCAGCGGATGATCCGCGTCCACACAGCCGACGAACCTCTCGAGTTCCCTGACGCGATCCGGTTTTCCACCGAAGAGCAGTTCAACAACCTGTGCATATGGACTGGGGATAAAGGGCAGGCCTTGCTGGCTGTGTTCGCCGACGGGAAATGGGTGTGGGTGGAGGCGGTAGTCGATGGCTAGAGTCCACGTAGACAGCAAAGCAGTCAAGAAACTGCGCTCACTGCCCGCGGTGGAACGTGTATTGAGGGATGAGGCGGCGTCGATAGCCGGCCGGGCGAACCGTACGTTGCGCCGTAAACAGTCCTACCCCGATTATGATTTCGGTGTATCACTGAACCGGGACGGGTATCGGGCAGGTGTGTTCACCCGAAGTAACCACGCGAAAGCCCATGACCGTGAAGAAAACACTCTCATAAGGGTGTTGGGTGGCGGCCGGTGATCATTTGGCCGACGCCACGGCCAGCTGTGAAAGCCGCTATAGACATTCTCGAGACCGCGTTCCAAACGGTGCTGGTGACTGTGCGGGCGCCGACGACACTACCGGCCAAATTCATCCGGGTGTCCAGAGTTGGTGGGGGGCAACCCAATCCGCGTTTCGACATTGCGCGTCTGCTGGTGGAGTGTTGGGCCGACGAATCCGTCGGCGGATACGGCACCGCGGAAACAATGGGCGATCAGGCGCGGACAGCTTTGCGTAATGCAGCCGGAACTACCGTCGCCACAGATGTTTTCATCCACGCATGGGACAACGAAGATGGGCCGCTCGACTATGACGACCCCGCTGTGCCGTCGATGCGACGTCGCCAATTCACCGGCGACCTGCAAGTGTCCACCCGTGTCGTAACGGGCGGAAGCTGATAAATAACTGCACAACAACTGAATAACAAATCCAAGTTCAGGCCCGTCCCAGGAAGTCTGAACAATGGCTGACACCACTCTGATTTGGGCGCCGACGAGACCCTCCGATGGCGGGGTTTTCTTCCGCGCCCCACTGGGCACCACTCTTCCCACCAACGCCACCGCACCCCTGAATGCGTTGTTCATGGATCACGGTTGGCTGGGTGAAGACGGCATCACTGTCATGGTCAACCGTGACACCACCGACCACTACGCGTTCGGTTCGGATTTGGTGAAGACCACGCAGGACAACTACAAGGAACAACTTCAGTTGACGCTGCTGGAATCCGATCCGGACGTGTTCGAAACCGTGTTCGGCCCCGGTGTCACGTTGACTGTGGACGGTGGCGGTAATCGTCTCATGAAGGTGGAGCACCGTTCCGCGCAGCTACCACTTTCGGCGTTTGTGGTGGAAGTCATCGACGGCAACAAAATCCGCCGCCTGGTCGTCCAGGAAGGCCGGGTTACCACCGTGGACGACCTCAACTATGTGCACTCTGATCTGCTGGCGTACACCATCACCGTCGACTGCTATAAGCCGGCGACCGGTAACCCGGAAGCAGTGGTTGAGTACATCTTCGACGCCGGCCACGCTGCAGGCTCGTAACCCGTGAACCCCCGGTGGGTGGTGACTCTGGGACGGGCCTGCCACCCGCCGGGCTAATAGGCCCGTCCCAAAACCACGTTTTCGCGAAAGGTCCGTCCATGAAACAGATCGTCGGTTCAAACAACCGTAAAGTCACCCTGATCAAGATGGCGCTCCCGATAGATGCCGACGGAGAGTACGCGTTCGATGAAGACGGCAAGCCCATTGAAGGCCATAAACCCTTCATATTGACTGTTCCCAGGTTCGACACCATAGACCGGGACACATTCAAGGAGATAAACGCCGCGCTCGCCGCGCTGGACGACAAGCATGATCCAGACGATGACGACGACACGGGTGAACCCAAAGACAAGTCGTGGCAGATACTTTCGACGATGCTCAAACCGTTCGTCACCGAAGACGATATACAGTTGGTGGCACGGCTGAAACGGTTCGAGTGGGATCAGATCGCTGAACACTGGCAACAGCAGTCCACGATCAGCCTGGGGGAATAGCTAGCCTCGACCGTCTCCTGGACGAGTTCGGCGGGGCCATCGAAGCTGACCTTATTCAGGTGGGGTTGCGTGTCCGCGATATCGGGGATGTGTTGTCGTGGCCGGAATTCCGTGCGTTCATCGAGCATCTGGAACCGTCACCCCGCTCCGCGTTTTTCCGGGCGCAATACCCCAAATCGTATTGGTGGACACCAGATATCGAGTTCCTAGCCGCGATCGCCGGTTCTCTGCAGTCGGCGAACTGGCAGCGCGGTGGAGGTAAAGGC